CCGCGTAGGAGAAAGCGTTGTTTGTGCTGATATTACCCTGGCTGTTGTATGTCCTTTCCTTGATCATCACGAAATCGTTGTAATATTCATACAGCTCGCCGACAACGTTCCTGATGTTGGTGAACTCATCGCCCAGCCTGCAGGCGAACTTTGTGGTGTCCTCCCAGGTGACATCCTCTTCGTGACCGTTGGGCAGGATATACAATCCGCCGTCATTGATCACATACTTTCCGGTCGGATACTGCTCGTCCGCATCAAAGTCTTCAGCAATCGCCGCGTTCGCCGCTTCGGTGGCCGCCACCATTTCGTCAAACTGCGCGATGATCTCCTGGTATGTCGGCACCGCGCTGGTCGGGGTTACGGTTCCCGTTGCGCCTGTCTGCGCGACAACGCCGTCAACAATCCGGACGGTGCTGGTTACGCCGCCGCCGACAATCTTGATGGCCAGCGTAAACTGCCCCTCAACATCGTAACAGGCCGGAGGAAGCGTCACATACGCCACGTTGCCGCTGACCGTTCCGTAGCTTGTCAGCGCGATTTTTGTGCCATCCGGAGCCATGAAAATCGCCTGGCAGCTGGCACCGCTCAAATCCTGCGGCGTACCATCCCGGAACGCCCGGATGCCGAACCGATCCGCATCGTCATCCTTGTACCCGATACTGCGGTTCAGAAAGCTGCGGAAAATCGTTCCTTCATTCAGATTGACATCCACCAAGTCCTCTTTATAGTGCGCCATTTGCATACCCCTTTCCTGTTATGAATTGCTCAATACTGTCGGGAACGTATCTCCGCGCAGGAGAAGCACATGAATTGTTCCTACCCGGCTCGCGCAGGAGAATGAAACCTTGTTTGTGTCCGTTGTCACCGTGGCTCCGCTGGGCGCGATCATGTTTCGAAACCGATCCGGTCGTGGAGGAGTTATAGTAGAACAGGAACGCATACGCTGAAGTTACAGCAACCATCACGATTCCGCTGGTGTTTGTCGGAAGATTAAGCGTGACCGTTTTCATGTTTGCATCAAGGATTTGCTTTCCTGGGATGATCTTCTCATCCAGCACCCGGCCCTGGTTCGCGCTCAATGCCGCAGATGTGCTGGTGCTTGTCAGATTGTCCACCACCGTGGAAACAACGCCCTGACCGTCACCGCCCGTGCCTGTTCCGCCGCTTCCTCCGCTGTCCGTGCTGGCGGATGCGTTGTCCGTGACAATCCGGTTAATGAGATCCGGGGAAAGCTTCTCATAAGTGATGGACTCATTGACCATCCGGTATCCCGGAACCCGTCTGCTGAAGCTTGTCACCGTGCCGCATTTAATGGAGTTGTACCGCAGCAGGATGCTGTCAAACTCATACTCCGTAACCTTTGCCGTGGCCGTTGTATTATTGGTCTTGACGGTCACCTGATCATAAAGATTGACCCTCTGAAGCCCTCTGTACTGCTTATATTCTTCCGTGTCACCCATCAGGATGAAATCAACTTCCAGCTCAATATTGACCCCGTCCACGCCGTCCTTGGTGAACATTTCCTTGGCATCGGTCAGCATCTTGGCCTTGACGCTTTCCTCGGTGTACTTGGTCTTTGTTCCGTCCGCTTCCTCATACTCCTGTCCGACCGAATAGGAACAGTTCAGCACGGAGATGATCGGGCAGGCATAGTTGTCCGCGATCTCGGATTCAACGTAATTCTTGCCCTGATCCTGCACCTCACCGTCCGAGATCCTGCCGCCGTTGTCGATATACAGGTATCCGCTGTCACTATTGCCGGATCTCGGAATCACCCTTGTGATGGTTTCCTCCGTGGAGCGTTTCCAATTCACGCCCAGCAGATTCACCCCGTATTCAAGCGTAATGCCTTCATTTGGCGTTGTATAATCCAGCAGGAAGATATCCGCATTGTCACGGATCAGACGGGCGTTCAGATCGCCCAGAAGGCCGTTATCGGGGTCTAAAAGCGCGTTGAGTGGGTTTTTGAATGACCAATCATGCGTGATTTCCCCGTCCTCGATATCGCAAACGATGCGCCGCTGATCCGGAACAATCAGCGCGTCCTGTATGTACGCCAGGGCTTCCGCCGGGGAAACGTTTGTCACATTGCAATCGTACATACTGTTCCGGGCGAAATCATAGGAAATATGCTTTGCAATCACCTTACACAGCTGTGTTTCATAATCGCAGGAAACCTCATAGATCCGGAAAACCTGTTCCGTGATCGTATGCGCCGGGATAGTTTCCTGATATCTTTCGGTTGTCTCCGTGATGGAGCTGCTGACCAGGAATCCGGTGACGGTAACGGAATCGATCACCGTGCTGACCTTGACATATCCGCTCCCGGCATCCGCAATCTTCCTGACCTTTGTATTGGCCGCCAGCGTGGCCAGAACCGTGCCGCTGTCCACCGTGGGGTTCCCGTCCGTGATCACGCCGAGCCATTCCCAGACATAGGAGTTCGCGCCAGGAGAAACATTGATATTTCCGTCTTTGGCCCTGTAAACCACGGAGCCGGACAGCACCACCGCGCCGGGATAGTAATACGCTGAAGGATTCCATGTATACGCCGCCTGGTTCGCCGCAACCGTCTGAATGATGGAATAATTCTTGTTCTTGTACTTGTAAACCGGAGTCTTGGAATACAGATCCACAGACTCCGTTGTTTTCCAGACCACCAGCTCCGGCATGACGATTTGAGGAACGGCCAGCGGAGGAACCGGGGCCTTGATCAGCCGTTCCTCCGTGAGCATGGAATACTTGCCGATATCGTCCATCGGATATTCCATTTCCAGCTCATACTGCCCTCCGGCGGTTTCCTTGATCACGCAGGAAACAGGATCAAGCACACACAGCCCGTTGCTTGTGAATGCCGTTTCCTCTTTCGCGTAAAGTGTAATCATCTCCACCTCCAGCACGGATCAATCGTGCAATTCCCTGTCACGCTGCTGCTGCCCACCGGGATCGTCCAGAAATCGCCCGTCACGCTGTCTGTGAATATCGCGCCGCTCTTGGTGACGATCTTGTTTTCACAATCCACCAGGAGCGTTCCGGAGCCGCCAAAGGTCATTGTGTTGCCTGCGATGGTGACGGAGGTTCCGCCTGTGACCGTGACCATCGGCCTGCTTGCGATATCGCCGGGATTACTGATCGTTCCGCTGGTGGTGATCGTCACGCTCTTCGGATAGCGTTCCTTCTTGTACGGCTTCACAAAGAACGGGATTGTTGCCTGCTGAAGGGAATTGCTGATCCGCTGGAAACTGACCTGTCCGACAATCCTCGCTTCATAGGCGAAACGGTATTCATTGGAGAAAATGACATCCCCGGAGCCGAACAGCCAGCTTTGGAATTTCTGGATGTCCATGTCCGTGGGACAGGTGACCACGCATTCCTTCATGTAGCTTTCGCAGATATCCTCGCCCTCAAGCACGGTCAGGCTCCCGGCCCTTCCGGGAATGTTGACCGTTGTATACCTTTCGGCAGCCCGGACGATCTCCGGAAGTTTGCTGATCCACAGCCCTTCCGTGTAGCTGTTTCGGTTTTTGAAAATGAACCACGGCTGCATTCAATCACCTCATGTTCCGTATCCGGCTTCCTGCCTGCTGGTGCTTTCCCCGATGTAATCGCCGACATTGCTTCCGGAATAATCAACCACCGTCTTTGCAAAGGTTTTCCTGCCGACCATGATCCGCAGGTTCAGCATATCCGTTTTAAGGCTCTGAATCGCGCTGACAATCGCGCCTGTGCTTTCTGAACTGTCACTCTGCCGGGCCTGTGAAGCGGTCAGAACGCGCTCTCCGCGATGCAGGACGGCCACCTGATCATTCGGGATGTTCCAGGAGCCTTTTGCGTATGTATAATGGGGGATATCTCCGTCAATGATCAGCTTGACAATCTTTTCATTTGGAATATCGTCAAGGGCTTTTTTGACAGATTCTGCGCTTTTTGTGGCTTCGTCCGCATCGCCGTTCAGCGTTCCGAACATTTCATCAGCTGCCGCGCTCCATTCCTCATACTCTTTCATTCCCTGGGCGAGTTCTTCTTCTGCGGCCTTTACCTTGTCCTTGATGCCGTAAATTTCATTCGCGACATTGTTATAATCGCGCATCGCCTGTCCGGCTTCGTCATCAATCTGGGTAAAGATGGCGAGGGCCTTCCCGAAGTTCTCTTCATTGACCTCCGTCATGCCAAAGATCTGTTGCCTGTACGCGCCTTTTTCTTCGTCCTGCAGATATTCATTGGCGGCTTTAATCGCAGCCGCTTTTTTTGCGCTGGCTTCCGCTTCCTTTGTGTTCAGTTTGATTTGGTTCTCAATCAGCCCTTCATTCTTTTTGACAATGGCCTGGTATTTTTCTTCCTTCAGCGTCTGAAGGGCTTTCTGCTTGGCGAGGTTTTCCCATTGCTTGATATTTTCCTTGATCTCTTCGCTGTTTGCGTTGATCTGACCGGATTCCGTATCGATAACTTCTCCGAGGGAAGGAACAAGTTTGATCAGCTCTTCCGCCGTGCCTTTCCAGATCTCATACTGTTCGGCGGTCATCTTGGAAGTATCGCCCATCGCAATCAGCTTGTCCGCCAGCGTTTCGGCGGCGGCGGAGGTGCCTTCGATGGTCAGCAGTTCATCCGCAAATTCCTTGTCAGAATCCGCGAACATATCGGAAAGGGATTGATTCTTTGTCCTGCCGTTGAAAAACGCAACAATCCGCGCCAGGCCGTTAATCGCGTTCGTGATGACAGGCATAATATCCGCAACAAACGATGTCTTCAGACCGTCAATCGCGCCTTGAAGCCTTGTAACGGAATCCGTATATGCGGCCGCGTTGTCTATCTCTTCATCGGTCATAATAAGCCCAAGGTCATGGGCTTCTTCCTGCATCTCCTTGATGCCTTCCGAGCCTGCGTTGAACAAAGATTCAAACTTGCCGTAATTGTTCCCGAACAGGGCCTTTGCAAGAACGCCCTTATCGTCTCCGCTGTAATCAGCGAGAGCATACATACTCTGCAGAAGCAGATCCTGTGCGTCCGTTGCGTTTTCAACGCTGATGCCGAGAGCTTCAAACGCGGCAGCCTGATCATCCGTGACGCTTCCGCCCTTGATCTGGTCGAAGTTGCGCATGGCCCTTGTCAGGTCTGTGATGCTTGCGCCGCTCAACTCCATCGCATAGCTCAATTCCTGATAGGCATCACGGGAAAGGTGCATGGCCCGGCTCTGCTTGTCGATGGTATCGCCGTTCTTCCCGGCAAGCTGGATGCCTTCCTTCAGCGAATTGACAATGCCTGTAACGGCTGCGGTGATGCCCGTTGCAACAATTACGCCCTTAAGGCTTTCAAAGACAGATCCGACAGTTGACCCGAAACTTTCTGCCTGTGATTCGCTGTCTTTCAGATCGCTGTTGAAATCCTCATTATCAAGCGTCAGATCAGCATCAATATCGTCAACTTCCGCGTCATTGGCTTCGTCAATACCGTCCTGGAACTCGCTGTCATTAAGGCCCAATGTGGCATCGGGCAGTTCAATGCTTTCGCCCTCCGCCTGGGAAACCTCGCGGTCATATTCAGTTCTGTCCAGCGTCAGCTTTGCAAGTAGGGTAAACAGCTCCATATTCAACCACCCAATTTCTTCAGAAGGTCTTTCTTGATTTGTTCCGCGCTCCTTCTGTCATCTTTGCGGTTTTCGTTCTCCACCTCGCTGGGCTGGGGAAGATTGTTGTAATGCATTTTCGCCAGCAGCCAGACAAGATCCATCGCATACAGTTCCGTCCTGCGCTGCTCGGCTTTCGCCCCGATATAGGCAACCCGTCCGCTCCAATCCAGCTGGTCATGCTCGACCAGCGAGATGATCACGCGGTTCAGACCGAAATGCCGAGCTGTGTAAAAAAAGGCTGAATCTGCTCTTTCCACGCGTTCAGCGCGTCCGCGATCAGCTGGGTTCCGTTCATCTTGAGCATCTTGCTGACCGTTGTGCCTTCAACCGCCGCCAGGATCGCCAGCGTGTCCTTCAGATGCGCATCCCCGAACAACAGCGGCACCATGTCCGCATAGATCGTCATTATGCCTTGCAGCTGGTTGTCCATGCCTTTTTTCGTGCAGGCTTTGAACGTGCTCTGAAATTCCTCATCCTCAAGGAAATTACGTATCGGTGCGGCAATCGCGACCAGGGCCGCGCACATCTCCGCGCCGTTCTTCTCCAATAATTTCGCCATCTATGTTCCTCCTAACATAAAGGCACGGGGCAAGGGGAAAGATCCCTTGCCCCGTCAGGGTAAAACTGTTTTCTTGTTACGGGCTGGATGCCGGGAGATCGAAGAACACGATCTCAAACGGCGCGTAATCGTAATCGCTGACCGCCGCCTGCCGGGCGTGGAACTCGGCGGCGAGGGTGCCTTCTCCCTTGTCCGTATAGGTGAAGGTGAAGTCCGCGGTATTGATGGCGTTGTTCAAGCAGATCTCGACCAGCCGTCCGTCCGCCAGGTCACCAATCCAGCAGATGTTGGTCAGGTAATTGCTGGAACCGATGGCCGTTCCCATCTTGATCGTGGTTTTCTTGCCGCTTACGGTCGGCGTTACGCCTGCCTGCAGCAGATCCTGGATGACCTGCGGCTCGATCTCCACCAGCGTGGTGGAAAGATACGCATCCGCGCTGTCCACGAAATCGCTTCCCTTGAAGCCGTACCGCATCCCGTCAATTTCCGGGGTTCTGCTTTCACGGGTGACGGTGAACGTGCCGCCGCCACGGGTCGCGCCGATCAGATCGCCCTTTCCGCTGACCGTTCCGCCGATGATCCCGGCGATCTGGGTCTTGAGGGCCGTTGCATCGGTCACGCTGGAATAATCATGATTCTTGATCAGGATTCCGGCATTCAGCTGGAGCTTGTTGAACGTATCCGCACGGAGTGCGGTGGTTCCTCCGGGTACTCCCATAAGATTCTCCTTCCTCCGGGTCAGTTACCCGGCGTTTGGGTTTCATTCTGCGGTGCCGGGGGAATGTAGCCCGGCATCTGGTAAACGTTGATTGCAAGATTGATGTACGCGGATTGCGTATACTCATCCGTCAGGATCTGGATCAGCGGCGTGGAAGGGTAGAGGACACAGTATCCGCCTGGCTGGGTGAACTTGACGCCTGTCGGCCCAATAGCCGCCGTGACCTGGTCGGCTTTGGCCAGCAGATCCGCCAGCCTGTTCTTCGGATACCAT